AGAGATTGTCGTGAGTTTATCAAGAAATATAATGAGGTTGAAAACTTTAATGTTTATGGTAATGAAAGGTTTATATATCAATATATTTCATCAAAGTATCCAGAGCAAGAATTAAAATTTGATGTTGAAAAAATTAAATTAACCACTATTGATATTGAGGTTGCATCAGAGAATGGTTTCCCTGATGTAGAATCTGCTGCTGAAGAAGTATTATTAATTACCCTACAGGATTATACAACAAAACAGATTCGTACTTGGGGTCTTGGTTCATTTAATCACAACCAAAAGAATCTCATATACAAAGGATTTGATACTGAATATCAACTCTTAAGTGATTTTATTAATTGGTGGATGATAGAAGAAAATACTCCAGAAGTTATTACAGGTTGGAATAGTAAGTTTTATGATATTCCATATCTTTGTCGTCGTATTGACCGCATACTTGGTGAAAAACTCAAAAAAAGAATGTCACCTTGGGGTCTTGTAACTGAAGAAGAAACACATATAATGGGACGTAAACAAATTTCTTATGATATTGGTGGTGTATCTCAGTTAGATTATCTTGATTTGTATAAGAAGTTTACTTACAAAGCACAAGAGTCATATCGCTTGGATTATATTGCAAGTGTTGAACTTGGACAAAAGAAACTCGACCACTCAGAGTTTGACACATTCAAGGACTTCTACACAAAAGGTTGGCAAAAGTTTGTAGAATACAACATCATTGACGTAGAATTAGTTGACCGTCTTGAGGACAAGATGAAGTTGATTGAACTCGCACTGACGATGGCATATGATGCAAAGGTCAACTATGAAGATGTATTCTATCAGGTAAGAATGTGGGACACAATAATTTACAACTATCTTAAGAGAAGAAACATTGTCATACCACCAAAGAATCGTTCAGATAAATCTGATAAGTATGCAGGTGCGTATGTAAAAGAACCAATACCTGGCAAGTATGATTGGGTTGTTTCTTTTGACTTGAATAGTCTGTATCCGCATTTGATAATGCAATATAATATTTCACCAGAGACATTACTAGATACAAGACATCCATCAGTTACTGTTGATAAAATACTTTCTGAAGATATAACATTTGAAATGTACAAAAATAATGCTGTTTGTGCAAATGGTGCGATGTATCGTAAGGATGTTCGTGGGTTCTTACCAGAATTGATGGAGAAGATGTATAATGAAAGAGTCATCTTCAAAAAGCGAATGATTACTGCAAAGAAGAAGTATGAAAAGACTCCAACAAAAGACCTTGAAAAGGAAATCGCTAGATGCAATAATATTCAGATGGCAAAAAAGATTTCCCTTAATTCTGCTTATGGTGCTATCGGTAATCAATATTTTCGCTATTATAAACTTGCCAACGCAGAAGCTATTACACTATCTGGTCAGGTTTCTATTCGTTGGATAGAAAACCGCATGAACAAGTACCTAAACAAAATTTTAAAAACGGAGAATGAAGACTATGTTATTGCCAGTGATACTGATTCTATCTACCTCAATTTGGGTCCTTTGGTTGAAACTGTATACAAAGGGAGAGAGACGACTAATGAAAGCATTGTGTCGTTCCTTAATAAGATCTGTGAGATGGAACTTGAAAAGTATATTACGAGTTCTTATGAAACGTTGGCGAACTACGTAAATGCTTACGACCAAAAGATGTTTATGAAGCGAGAAAACATCGCAGACCGTGGCATCTGGACAGCAAAGAAAAGATATATTTTAAACGTATGGGATAGTGAAGGTGTAAGATACGAAGAACCTAAACTGAAGATGATGGGTATTGAAGCGGTTAAATCATCAACTCCTGCACCTTGTCGTTTACTTATCAAGAATGCACTGAAGTTAATGATGAATGGAACAGAAGAAGATGTGATAGATTTTATTGATGAGTCCCGAAAACAATTCAAAAAACTACCACCAGAAGAGATTGCTTTTCCTCGCACTGCATCAAATGTTCAAAAGTATAAATCATATTCTTCAATTTATGAAAAGGGAACTCCTATACATATACGGGGTGCATTATTGTTTAACCACTATGTAAAGAAGAATAAGTTAGACAATAAATATTCACTTATCGGTAATGGAGAGAAGGTAAAGTTTCTCTATTTGAAAAAACCAAATATTATTCAAGAGAATGTAATATCATTCATTCAAGACTTTCCTAGAGAACTTGGAATTGAGAAGTATGTTGATTACGATTTACAATTCGATAAAAGTTTTGTCGAACCACTTAAAGCAATCCTTGATGCAATTGGGTGGAATGTTGAAAAAACTGTAAACTTAGAACTATTTTTTTCCTAATGGAATTACCTATTAATGATCAAGATTTAGATACAATTGTAAATGCTCTCGCACTTGGAGGGGATGCACGACTATATCATCTTTTGAAAGAAGTTAAGCAAGTCAGAGATTTGAATCCTGATGGTCCTTATAAAAAGATATTACGAGATAAAGGAATAACTATTTGACCTTGACGAATTGAAATAAAAATAGTATAATAAAAATAAAAATGGATTGTTGGCACTGTGGTACTGAACTCATCTGGGGTGGAGACCACGATTTAGAAGAAGAGTTTTATGGCGAAGACCATGCATATGACTTCGTAACAAATTTATCTTGTCCTAAATGTCAATCCTATGTTGAAGTACATCATCGTAAAGAGGGTAAAGAATGGATTTCTTGAAAGAAATTGTAAAAGAGATTGGTGACGATTTTACCAAAGTAGCACAGGATATAGATGAAACAGAAAGATTCATTGATACAGGAAGTCATATCTTCAATTCGCTTGTTAGCGGTTCCATTTATGGTGGTGTATCTTCTAATAAGATTACTGCCATCGCTGGTGAAAGCAGTACTGGAAAGACTTATTTCTCCTTGGCTGTCGTTAAAAACTTTTTGGATACTAACCCTGATGGGTATTGCCTCTATTTTGATACTGAAGCAGCAGTCAATAAAGGACTACTTGAATCTCGTGGGGTTGACTTAACACGATTAGTTGTTGTAAATGTTGTTACAATTGAAGAGTTTCGTGGTAAGGCACTTAAAGCAGTAGATATATACTTAAAGACAGATGAAGAGAATCGCAAACCTTGTATGTTTGTATTAGATTCTTTAGGTATGCTTTCCACAGAGAAAGAGATTACGGATGCCCTAAATGATAAACAGGTAAGAGATATGACCAAATCTCAACTTGTTAAGGGAGCATTCAGAATGCTTACACTTAAACTTGGTCAAGCAAACATTCCACTTATAGTAACTAATCACACCTATGACGTTATCGGATCTTACGTCCCAACTAAAGAAATGGGAGGAGGCAGCGGTCTCAAGTATGCTGCATCTACAATCATCTATCTTACCAAGAAAAAGGAAAAAGACGGAAAAGATGTCATTGGAAATATTATCAAGGCAAAGACTCATAAATCACGTTTAAGTAAAGAAAATAAAGAAGTCGAAATTCGATTATATTATGATGAAAGAGGTTTAGACAAATACTATGGTCTTTTAGACTTAGGGGAGAAAGGTGGTCTCTGGAAAAATGTTGCAGGAAGATATGAGATGGATGGTAAAAAAGTATATGCTAAAGAGATATACAAGAATCCAGACAAATATTTTACAGATGATATAATGGAAAAGTTAGATAATATTGCAAAAGAAGAATATTCATATGGAACGAATTGAGACCACCATTCTTCGTAATCTAATTTTTGATGAAGAATATTCAAGAAAAGTAATTCCATTCATAGAACCAGATTACTTTGAGAACAAAACTGAAAAGATAATATTTGAGGAGGCAACACAATTTATTGTCAAGTATGATACTGCCATTACAGTTGAAGCACTCAATATTGAGATTGAGAATCGTACTGACTTAACAGAAACAGAAATCAAAGAGACAAGAGAAACTACAAAAACTTTTGATGACTCTCCCATAGATAAACAATGGTTACTTGATTCAACTGAGAAATGGTGTCGTGATCGTGCTATATATTTGGCACTCATGGAATCAATCGCACTTGCAGATGGACAAGATGACAAAAAAGGAAGGGATGCTATTCCTAGCATTCTCTCTGACGCTCTGGCTGTTTCTTTCGATAATCATGTAGGTCACGATTACTTAGAGGACTATGAAGAAAGATTTGAATCCTACCACAGGAAAGAAAGCAGAATTCAATTCGACCTTGAACTCTTTAATAAAATTACAAAGGGAGGTCTCCCAAACAAAACGCTTAATATTGCACTTGCGGGTACTGGTGTGGGTAAGTCTCTCTTTATGTGCCATCACGCTAGTTCTGTCCTTTTAGATGGTAAGAATGTTTTATACATTACTCTTGAAATGGCAGAAGAAAAGATTGCAGAGAGAATCGATGCGAACTTATTGAATGTTAATATACAAAACATAACTGAACTTCCCAAACCTATGTTTGAAAGTAAAGTAAATAATCTTGCAAAGAAAACGCAAGGAACTCTTATAATTAAAGAGTACCCTACTGCGTCTGCACACTCAGGTCATTTTAAATCATTACTTAATGAACTCGCACTGAAGAAATCATTTACACCTGATATTATATTCATTGATTATTTGAATATATGTGCATCTTCAAGATATCGAACAAACAATAATGTCAATTCTTACTCGTATATCAAGGCGATTGCAGAAGAACTTCGAGGTCTCGCTGTCGAAGCGAATGTTCCGATTGTATCCGCAACTCAAACTACTCGTAGTGGTTTTGCTAGTTCTGATGTTGATCT